ATGACCAGTATGAGTTGATTGCCACGATCCTTGACATCCATACACTGCAGTTGGACTCAATGCCGTTGTGGACCCAATCGACTGGTGAGATCTATGAAAAACCCTCTGGGTTGACCACTGGGCATGGCGAAACTACTCGTAAGAATTCTGTGGCTTTGCAAGCGTTGTATCTTACCGCCTGGAAAGACCTCACTGGGCTGTCGGCCCATGAATTCAAACGGTTTAATGTCCTGTCAAATTTCGGCGACGATCACATCTTGTCTTACAGCAAGGATGCGCCTGTTGCATGGAATTTCGGGAACATCCAGGTGGCATTGGCCCGGTATGGTGTTACGCTGAAGCATGAGGCGACCGGTAGTTTCTACAACCTTGAGTTCCTTTCGAAATGCTTCAGGTTGCCCAATGCTGCCGATTTGGCTGCTCTCGGCCCTCTTGGCCTTCGCCCTGCAACTATCGTTTTCCATAACAGGGAGAAGTTGCTCGGCAAGTTGCTGGCTGACCCTAAGAGTGATGACCCAAGTTATTTACTGAAACGGTATCATGGGTATTTGCAGCTGACCGCGCATCATCCTGACATATACGAGGACATTGTTAAGATCATCCGTGACATACACGCCCGCTACCCTAATACAACGGGTAAACGGATCCCCACTTATAATCAGCTCCTTTCCCAGTGGTACAACCCCTCATGGAGGTTGCAGCACATTGAGGATGAAGGTGATTGGGAGCATGAGGCGGCTGTCCGGACCGTTTCCCCGTACTATATTGGTATTTGGTTTGACTGGCTTTCCGCTTCTATTGACGTATTGAATTATCGCATGCTTGCTGCTGGCCCCCTTCGGTTGTTCCAGAGGGCTTTCAGGCCGTATATTGCTTGGCCTGCGCAGTTGATCAAGGACCGCAATCCTGAAATTACGTCCGCCGCTGTCCTCGATAAGTTCATGAGCCGGACGCCTTATGCCTTCTTGGACGCCGACATCGCGTTTGATTACTATGACCCGACGGACAAGGTGACCATTAGAGCCAGGCACAACCTCTTCATGGTTTATTACCTTTGGAGAGGTCGCAGGGTGGGCTTGCCCACACTGCTTGACCTGGTCAATGTGATCACCAAGCGGCTTGGGGATTTCAACTTCGCCGTTAACGGGAGGGTCGTCGATTTTCCTGTGACGAAAGATTTTGACCTCATCGACCATGCTGTATGCCTTGCGTTGGGCCATATTGATGTTCCTTTCTGGCTCATGGCTGACTTTCAGCTGATCAGCCCCGCTTATTTGTTGGATCGCGCCCTGTACAAGGCCCGGGGTTGGTTCGTCAACTCGGTGCCCACCAGTTATGACGACCTCCTCCCATGGCTTGAGTCTGATCGACGGTCTTTGTTGATCTCCGCACCCACTGGTACAGGGAAGTCGACGAAAATGGTTGACTGGTTGGCCGATAAGGCGCCCGAGCGAAAGATTATTGTGATCGAGCCCCGAAAGCTTTTGGTTAAGTCCCTTCATGCGTATGTGTCAAGTTTTTCTGACCATAGCATATCTGCAGCCTGCGATGGTTTCGTGACTAATAAAAGCGCTCGGGTGATTTACACCACCCCCCAATGCTTGTTCACTAGGAACCTACTGGACCCTAGTTACCTTTACATGGTGGACGAGGCCCACTTCTCTGAGCCGATTTACAATCAAATCAAGAAATTTATGCTTTTAGGAAAGCACCGCTGCGTTTTTGTCACTGCCACGCCCCCTCCCAGCCTGAGTAAGCTGGAATGTGTGCATTTTCAAACTGTGAGGGCCTGGAGCCTCCAGGTCACCCCGACGCAAAGTGACGATGTAAAATCATACATCGCCAAGGTGGTCGCGCATTGCAACATGCAGCCACCAGGAGTCAAAACTCTTGTTTTCGCCGCGACGCGAAAACAGGCCGAGAAAATTAAAGCACAGGTTACACGTAAGTGTTGCTTAATCTCGTCCAGGTCCCTCACCATCGACCCGATGGCTGAGGTGTACATCTCCACAAAGGTCAGCGATGCTGGGCTGACCATACCGGATGTTGAGCATGTGCTCACGTCCGATGCGGACCTAACTGTACTTCAGGGGAAGCCGGTTTGGTTCAAGGTCGATGAATTGACATTAAAACAGAGGGTTGGCCGGACTGGCCGGACTTGTGATGGGTTCGCTGTGGTCCACAAGATCGAAGGCATCAAAGATATGCCAGAGATCGGCGTGGAAGACCGCTTACTATCCTATGCAGCCGCCCTGGGCTGCCCCCTTTTCATCCGACAGTTGTCCTTTGATGATATCATAGCGTACAACGAACTACTCAACAACGGGCGACTCACGTCCGGCACCTTTCAGCTGTCTGCTGAAGGTGAAAAATTTGTC